GACCATTGGTCTGCTTACCACTCTACCTCGCCCTTCAAAGTTTATTCTTGATCTGCCTATGCGTCGTAAGATGCAGTTGCTGTCCGCCATTGGTGGAATGTCAACTTTGGCGGTTTTGATCAAGATTATTCAGAAGTGGCGGGAGGTACCCACTAGCCATGGTCTTCCTCCAGTCTTTAAAAAGACTGATACGGAGGATGTCAAGCCATGGTGGGGTACTGTTGCTCGTGATGAGAAGGTTTCGTCTTATAAGGTTGAGGTAACCACTCCTCATACCACGAAGACTATGACCAAGTCTCAACTCGAGCAGAGCGTGAAACGCCGACAGTTCACGCTTTACATTGGGAAGGAAGGAGAGTCGTTGTTTTGCAATGCCGTTCCGGTCAAGAGCTCCATTCTTCTCATCCCCAACCATGTTGTGCCTAAAATCACAACTGAGGCCCGTCTTGTAAAAGACGGTGCATGTCCCAAGAACGTTTTCATTCAGCCGGAATCGTGTTACCACATTCCCAAGACTGATTACGCTGCTTGGTACTGCCCCGAGATGGGAGATCAGAAGGATATCACTTCGTACTTTTCGGATGACATTGCTCGTGGTAAGAAATTTCTTTCTACCATGGTCTACAATGATTCCGGAAAGGTGAAGACCTTCCCTCCCATGTTGCTTACGCGCAGTTACAATAGGACGTCCCACGGTGGAGCTTTTGAGTCTTTGACTTATTCCTACCCTGGTACTACCTTTAATGGACTGTGCATGGCAACAATGATCGCTGAGAATAATAACGGAGACGTTTTCATTCCTGGCTTTCATCTCGCTGGTAAGGGTTCGTTTGGTTGTGCTGGGTTTATTACTCGTCAACAGTTGATTGACGCTATTTCCCAGCTTAACCAAGCCCCTACCATCCTGGCTTCTCATTCTTCGATGCCTTTTCCTTCTAAGATTGGAGGTATTGACATTAAGTTGTCAGCCCCCCATGAGAAGTGCGTTTCGAATGATTTGCCTTCCGGCGCCAAGTGTAAAATCTTTGGCGGTCATGGATTTCCTCGTGGAACCCCTACTTCTTCAGTTGTTGTCAGTATGATTTCGCCTACTGTGACTGAAGTTATGGGTCTCGAGAGACTTCATGACAAACCCAGTGAAATGGGTGCCCGGCGCCATCTTGAGGTTGATATCATTGATAAGGTTGACACTGCTTACAAGTTCCAAGGTGATTCTGTGGACAAAGCTTATGTTGACTATCGTGATTCAATCATTGATGGCATGACCGACGAGATGTATGAATCCTTGGGAGTTCTTCCCATGGATGCTGTTCTTGCCGGTATGGATGGCGTGCAGGGTATTAACGCTATGGCGTTTAATACCTCTGCAGGCTTTCCTTTCCGTGGAACGAAAGAGCAGTTCGTAGAACTCTCTGATCGTTTCGTGGATGGAATTTCCTGTCCTCGTGATGTTGATCCTCTTATTGTAGAGGAAATGACGCGTCTCGAAGACGAACTTGCCCAGGGAAACCGTGTTAACATTGTTTTCAAGGGCGCCCGGAAGGATGAACCTACTCCGACTACCAAGTCGAAGGTTCGTGTGTTCGC